ATGTCTTAACTACAACTGTTGTTGATGGTATTATTATGGCTGCTGAGTTTAGAATTTATCAAGAACTCCCTATGGATTCTCAAAGGTTTGTTCAAGAAGGTACTTTATCTACAGACAATAATACAATTAATAATCCTGCTGGAACTTTATTTATTAGAGGTGTAGAAGTATTTAATTCTACAGCTAACACAGAAGGTAATGGAACTTGGTTAGAGAAAAAAGATCAAACGTATTTATCTGAATATGTAGACAGATTAACAGGACCAGAAGGAGATCTTACAGCACAGGATGTAACAGGTTTTCCCAAATATTATGCAATGTTTGGTGGTGCTGATAATACAACAGACACTTCATCAGGAGGTTTCTATATAGCTCCTACACCTGATGCAGCATATAAATTTAGAATTTATTACAACAAAATGCCAAATGGTCTTGGATCTGGCACTGGTTTTAATAATAACACATATTTAAGTACATACTTCCCACAAGGCCTTTTATACGCATGTCTTGTAGAAGCTTTTGGATATTTAAAAGGTCCAATGGATATGTTGACTTATTATGAAAATAGATATAAAAATGCAATACAACAGTTTGCAGGAATGCAACTAGGAAGACGAAGACGAGACGATTACACTGACGGAACAGTTAGAATACCAGTCAAGTCACCGTCTCCGTAAATGAGGAGAAAAAATTATGACAATAACATCGGCAATATGTAATTCTTTTAAAGTAGAAATTTTACAAGGTGGCCATAACTTTAATGATTCAAGCGGTGCTCCTACAGGTAATGCATTCAAATTAGCTTTATTCTCAAGTGATTCAGCAACTTTAAATAAATCAACAACTCAATACACAGCACCTGCATCTGCTAATGCAGTTCCAACTAACACACTTGAAGTTAGTCAAAGTCAAACTGATGGTGGCGCATCAAACACTGGTTATACTGCAGGTGGAACAGCACTAACAGCATCAGCTGATCCAGTTTTATCTGGTGACACGGCATGTGTTAAATTTAATGATGTTAGTTTTACTTCAGCTACTTTTACAGCAAGAGGTTGTATGATTTATAACTCAACAGCAGTTACAGGATTTACTACAAACAGAGCTGTATGTGTTGTTAATTTTGGTGCAGACAAAACTGTAACTAGTGGAACATTCACAGTTCAATTCCCAGCTCAAACAGCAGGAAACGCAATCGTTCAAATAGCATAGGAGTAAAAAATGGCTGACGTTACACTCACAGTAACGGGTCTTTCTTCTACTTCATCTTTAGGAGACCTGTCATACACAGGCGCTACTTCAGGATATGGTCGGTATAGTTGGGGACAAGCTGGTTGGAATGATTCTACTTTAATTGAACAAGGTTGGGGTAGAGAATTTTGGGGTTATCAATCTTGGGGTGATACACCAATTGTTACACTTACAGGATTATCAGCAACAGCTTCAGTAAATCTTCCATCAGAAAACATACAAGTTAAACCTGGTTGGGGTACACTTGACTGGGGTGAAAATGGTTGGGGCACTGTTGAGTCTGCAGTATTTAATTTAACAGGTCTTTCTGCAACTACTAGTGTTGGAATTCTTACAGCAGAAGATGTTGTAGGTCTACCTGCTCTATCAACTACAAGTGCAGTAGGAAGTTTAACTTCATTTTCTAATCACACACTTACGTTACCTGCATTAAGTTTAACGTCAAGTCCAGGATTATTATCTGTAGACGATCACTCAATTGGTTTATCTGGTTTATCAGCTACAAGTGCAGTAGGAAGCATATCTCCTGCAGACGTAATGGGTATAACTGCTCCATCTGCTGCTCAAACAAATGTTGGTAATATTACAATTTCTTCTAACCCTGTTATAGCTGTAACAGGTGTTTCTGCAACAACTGCTGTAGGTTCTTTAACCATAGATAATATAACTCCAGCATTATTAGCAGGTCAGTCAGCTTCAACAGCTGTAGGAACTTTAACTACAGTTCAAGTAACTAATGCTAGTTTAGTGGGTCTAGGACAAGTAGTCACTTCTACAGTTGGAGAATTAATAGCTTTAGGATATCAAGATATTAATATTGTAGGAAATACAAGTTATAATGATGTTGACGTGGTAGGAAATACATCGTATACAGACGTAACTCACGTAGTTTAGGAGAAAAAAAATTATGGCTTCAACATATTCAGATCTTGGGATCGAACTAATGGCTACCGGTGAAAATGCCGGTACATGGGGAACAAAGACTAATACAAATTTAACTCTTATAGAGCAGCTTACAGGTGGATATGTTTCTCAAGCTGTGACTGATTCAGGAACACCAACAGCTTTAGCAATTGATAATGGTGCGCTAACAGGTGTAGCACAAAATAGAGTTATAGAACTTACGGGATCAATATCTGGTAGCAGAGTTGTCACTTTCCCAGTTAACACAGAAAATTTTTATTTTATTAAAAATAGTACATCGGGTTCACAAACAGTTCAATTAAAAGCTGCATCGGGTTCAGGTGCCACGGTAACTTTTGCAACAGGTAATAAAGGTTGGAAAGCTATTTATTTAGATGGTGTTGCAACTAACACAGGTGTTTATGAAATTGAAATAGATACTGTAGCAACTCCAGCAGGATCAAATACACAAGTACAATTTAATGATTCAGGAGCTTTTGGTGCAGATGCAAATTTGGTTTGGAATTCATCAACAGGTTTAAACATAGGTTCTCAAAAAGAACTAAGACTACAAGATACTACGGGTGGAGAGTATGTAGGTCTAAAATCGGCTGGCACAGCGACTTCTTACACAATGACGCTTCCAGCAGCTGTAGGCTCTGCTTCTCAAGCTTTAGTAACAACAGATGGCTCAGGAACTTTAGGGTTTACATCAACATCCACTTTTGGTATAACAACAGGAAAAGCGATTGCAATGGCAATCGTATTTGGATAAAAGGATTAAATTATGGCAAACCCAAATATAGTAAATGTAACATCAATCCTAGGTGGAAACTTAGGTTTTAATTTATCTAACACTCTAACTGCAACTTTATTAACAGTTGATGCAGAAAAATTATTAAAAATTAATAGAATTACAGTAGCAAACGTTGATGGATCAGCAGCAGCAGATGTAGATTTATTTGTTGACGGCTTAACAACTGCTGGAGCATCTGGTATTTCTGCAACAGGAGCAGACGCAACGGTCTATTTAGCAAAAACAGTTTCAGTACCAGCTGATGCAACGTTAGTATTGGTTGATACACCTATCTATCTTATGGAAGGTGATATATTAAAAGGTGGAGCTAGTGCTTCTGGAGATTTAGATTTATTCATATCTTATGAAGTTATAGACGACGCATAGGAGGTTTAAATTATGGCTGGCAATGGCGGAATAATTGGACCTGATATTGTAATCTCTAATTCTATAGCATCACCCTCACCAGTAAAAAATTTTACAAGTACAGGGACGTACTCATCACCCTCAACTGTATTTGCTATTGACTATTTAGTCGTAGCAGGTGGTGGAGGAGGTGGAGCTATCGCAGGTGGTGGCGGAGGTGCTGGCGGTCTTGTGCAAGGAACTAATCAAACTATTTGTGCCTCTTCTAATTTTACTGTTACTGTTGGAAGTGGTGGTAATGGAAGAGTTCAATTTAATGGAAATGGTGCAGGCGGTGATGATAGTTCAATATCTACTCCTAGTACAACAATAGCTAGCGCTACTGGAGGTGGTGGTGGCGGAACAGGTGGAAACGTGCCATACAATTGGTTAAGAGCTACTGGTGGTGATGGTGGTTCAGGTGCTGGAGCAGCATTTAATGGACCTTCTTCTAGTGGACCACAACCTGCCTCAGGTGGTGGATTAGGTGGAGATGGAACTCCTGGTCAAGGTAATGATGGTGGAGATGGTGGTGGAGAACCTACTCAACATGGCGGTGGTGGCGGTGGAGCCAACGCAGCAGGCGCAGATGGTGCCCCAGGTGGTGGCGGTGCAGGTGGAGCAGGTTTAACTTTAAACACATCTGGATCTTGTGTTCACTATTCAGCAGGTGGTGGCGGAGGTGGTGGCGGAGCCGCAGGCGGTCCTACAGCCACAGCAGGTCAACCTACACCAAGTTCATCAAACGCAAGTAATGCAACTGCTAATTCTGGAAGTGGAGCTGGAGCGGGATCATTTGGTCCTAACACACCTAGTCCAGCTAATGGTGGTGGTAATGGTGGATCTGGAAGAGTTGTAATTGTAGAAAAAACAGTTTTAATAGCCTCAGGAGTATTTTCATTACAAGAACAATACGAGAGAAGAGTTAATGGACAATGGGGTACGTAATAATTTGATTTTAAAAAATTTTTTATGTATAAGAGATTAGGAGAAAAATTATGGCACATTTTGCAGAATTAGATAAAGATAACAAAGTTGTTAGAGTATTAGTTTTTGATAATAAAGATGTTGATAATAACGGTGGTGATCAATCTGAACAAGCTGCAGAGCATATAAAATCCATGATTCCTTTATCAGCAACAGGAGTTAAATGGATACAAACTTCTTATAATAATAATTTTAGAAAACAGTATGCAGGAAGAGGTTTTACCTACGATCCTGAAGATGATGTTTTTATAGCACCACAGCCATTTCCTTCATGGAGTTTAAATGAAACTACACATGATTGGGATGCACCAGTTCCATACCCTTCAGTAGAGGAGCATGATGGAATAGAGCTTGGTTGTTATTGGGATGAATCTGGTCAAGTGTGGATGGCTAGAGATAATGATAGTAACGAATACACTTGGGATCATTCAAATTCAGTTTGGATCCCTAGTTAAAAGGATTAAATTGAATGGGGACAACACGAAACTTAAATGGCGGCGTAATAGGAGTAAAGAACCAATCCTCTAGAGGATTAAATGGTGTAACTTCTGTACTATCTACAACACCAACTTATATTACAAATAGTGGAACTAGAGTAGTAGAAGCACTAGTTGTTGCTGGAGGCGGATCTGGTGCTGGAGGTAATGGTCCAGAAGGTGGTGGCGGTGGTGGAGCTGGAGGTTTTAGAACAGCAAGTTGTATTTCTGTTTGTGGTGGTACAACTTATCCTATAACAGTTGGTGCTGGAGGAGCAGGAGGTTCTGGTGGCGATAGAGGAGATGATTCAGTTTTAGCTATTCCATCAAATCCAATAACATCTACAGGTGGAGGTGGAGGAAGAAAAGGAGCTTCTTGTTCTGCTATGCCTGGTGGATCTGGAGGTGGTGGAGGTTCAGCAAGTAATGGTGATGCAAAAGGTTGTGGTAATACACCCCCTACAAATCCCCCACAAGGTAATGACGGTGGAGCAGGTGGTAGGCCTGGTGGTAGTGGAGTTTACGCTTCAGGTGGTGGTGGTGGAGCAGGAGCTGTAGGAACTAATTTTGCACCAGGACAATCAGGACCTGGAGGAGCAGGAACAGCAAATTCTATTACAGGTTCATCTGTAACATACGCTGGTGGTGGAGGCGGTGGTGGAGCTTGTACTGGTGGCGGAGCTAATGATGCTGCACCTGGATCTGGTGGACCTGGTGGTGGTGGTAATGGTGGTGATGGTGGTGCGGGTTCTGCAGGTCAAGCAAATACTGGCGGAGGCGGAGGAGGTTCTGGTGGACTTTCTAGCGGAGCTAACGGTGGCTCAGGAATAGTAGTAGTAAAAGAATTAACAAGAGCAAGTGGTGTATGGAGTTTATGTTCTGTAAGATCAGCACTTTTAAATGATACTTGGGCAAACACTAACGCTACAGCTGTTGGCGCAGATATATTATTAATAGCTGGCGGTGGTGGTGGCGGTGGTCCAACAAATTTTGATGTAGGTTTTGGTGGTGGCGGAGCTGGTGGATTAGTATTTCACCCAGGAAGTTTAGCTTTATCAACAGGAACTAATACAATTACAATTGGTGGTGGTGGAGCTGCTAGAACTACTGGAGAAGATTCAAGTATAAATTTTTTAATTGCTAAAGGTGGTGGAAAAGGTGCAGGTTGTTCTGGTTTAGATGGTGGATCTGGTGGTGGAGGAAATAGAGCAACTGGATCAGCAGGAAATGCTATTCAACCTGCTCAACCTGGATATAGTGCTTTTTATGGTTTTGGAAATAATGGAGGCCCAGGAAATAACCCTGGAACAGTAGCTGCCGGTGGAGGTGGTGGTTCTGGTGGTGCTGGTGCTTCTTCTGACCCAAGTAATAATGGCGGAAATGGTGGAGTAGGTAAAAACATGGCACCATCTTTCCCAGGAGTTCCTTTACCTAATGGTGGAGCTTTTGCTGGTGGCGGCGGAGGTGGAGCTAGAAACTCACCATCACCAAACCCAGGTAATGGACAAGCTGGTGGTGGAGACGGTGCTGACCCAAGTACTAATGCAGGTAATGGAACTGCTAATACTGGAAGCGGTGGCGGTGGTGGATGTTTTGATCCTCCTACTGCAGGTTCAGGTGGTTCAGGTTTTGCTGCAATTAGAGTTACTAACGCACCTCCATCTATGGCTGTAACACCATGTGCAAACTCAATTGTTACTTGTGGTAGCACTAAAACAGCTAAGTTTACTGTAACAGGAACTTTAACTCTTTAATTATTTTAATAATAGTATATAGTTAATTCATAAAGATATATGAATTTAAAAAACTATTACTGGTATTTTACCTCTGCATTATCTCCTAGATTTTGTGATGAGTTAATTAAATATGCATCTTCAATTAAAGATCAAATGGCTTTAACAGGAGGAGCGCAATCAAAAGACAAATTAACAAAACAAGATGTTAAAAATTTAAAAGATAAAAGAGACTCTAATATAGTCTGGTTAAATGAAAGATGGATTTATAAAGAAATACAACCATATGTTCATCAAGCAAATCAAAACGCTGGTTGGAATTTTCAATGGGATTTTAGTGAGTCTTGTCAATTTACAAAGTATAGTAAAAATCAATATTATGGTTGGCACTGTGATAGCTGGAAAGGTTCATACAATAATCCACAAGATCAAAATTTAAATGGTAAAATAAGAAAACTATCGGTGACTTGTTCTTTATCAGATCCAAAAGACTACACAGGTGGTGAGTTAGAATTTGATTTTAGAGATGCAGATCCTGATAAAAAAAGAGATGTTAGAAAATGCACTGAAATATTACCAAAAGGTTCTATAGTTGTATTTCCATCTGATGTATGGCATAGAGTATGTCCAGTTAAAAAAGGAACAAGATATAGTTTAGTCATGTGGAATTTAGGATGGCCATTTAAATAATTATGAAAAAAGAATATCCAAAAGAACTAGCTAGAGAAGAATTTTTTCAATGTCCTATATGGTTTGCAGATCAACCAGAATTTGTAGATTCGTTAAACAAAGCATCAGATTCATATATTAAACAATCCAAATTAAATCTTGAACCACATATAAAAGATAGAAACAAAAAGTATGGTAATAAAGGAGACATGGGACAAGTTTTTCATTCTACTACTTTAATAGGTGATCCTTTGTTTAAAAAGTTAGAAGATTATATTGGTGCTACTGCACATAATTTATTAGATGAAATGGGTTTTGATTTATCAGGACATAGTTTATTTGTAACAGAACTTTGGGTACAAGAGTTTTGTAAAAAAGGTGGTGGTCATCATACTTTACATACACATTGGAATGGTCACATCTCAGGTTTTTATTTTTTAAAAGCTAGTGAAAAAACCTCTGCACCTATATTTGAAGACCCAAGACCAGGTAATCTTATGAATCTTTTACCAGAGAAAGATAAAACAAAAGTAACTAAAGCCTCATCTCAAATTCATTATCCGGTAAAACCAGGCCGTATGATGTTTTTTCCATCTTACATGCCACATCAATATTCAGTTGATTTAGGTTATGAGCCTTTTAGATTTATACACTGGAACATACAAGCAATACCAAAAGGAGTTTTAAATGTCGTTCAAAAAAAATAAATATAGTGTTTTAAAAAATGCAATATCTAAAGAGTTAGCAGATTTTATATATAAGTATTTTTTAAAAAAAAGAGACGTAGCTAAAGTATTATTTGATTCAAAATATATTTCTCCGTTTACAGAATATTGGGGTATTTGGAATGATTCTCAAGTTTCTAATACTTATTCTCACTACAGTGACACAGCTATGGAAACATTATTACAAGAAGTAAAACCTGTTATGGAAAAACATACAGGATTAAATTTAAGTGAAACTTATTCTTATGCAAGAATATATAAAAATGGAGATATACTTTCTAGACACAAAGATAGATATTCTTGTGAAATATCAACTACATTAAATTTAGGTGGTGAACCATGGCCGATCTATCTTGACCCAACAGGAAAAGAAGGTCGAGCGGGTGTTAAAGTAGATTTAAAACCAGGTGACATGTTAATATATTCTGGTTGTGATTTAGAACATTGGAGAGAACCTTTTACAGGAAAAAACTGTGGTCAAGTATTTTTACATTATAATAAAAAAAATTCTAAATTAGCAAAACAAAACGAATTTGATGGTAGACCTATGATAGGTTTACCAGGATGGTTTAAGGGTGCTAAGTTGACAAAAATTAAAAAATAGTCTATACATTAGGCTTGCAGGGGGATGATCCACCACAGATTCCCTCTGCTTAAAATCTATTGAAATCACCTATAATCTGATATAACACCTAATAAACAGGTTTTTATATGTTACAAAAATTAGGCTTTGCTCCAGGATTTAATAAACAAGTCACAGAGACCGGTGCTGAAGGGCAGTGGTTTGATGGTGATAATGTACGTTTTAGATACGGTACACCTGAAAAAATAGGGGGCTGGCAACAATTAGGTGAAACAAAATTAACAGGTGCAGCAAGAGCCATTCATCATTGGGACGATAATGCTGGTATTAAATATGCAGCAATAGGCACTAATAGAATCTTATATGTATACTCTGGAGGTATATATTATGATATACATCCTATAAGAACTACTTTAACAGGTGCAACTTTTACAAGTACATCTTCATCAAAAACAGTCACAGTAACATGTACCGGGACTCATGGATTAATTGAAGATGATATTGTTATGTTTGATTCAGTAAGCGGTGTTACTGCTGTAGGATCTACTTATACTGACGCTACATTTGAAGATATAAAATACATGGTTACATCAGTTCCTACTGTAACAACTTTTACAATTACAATGGAAAGCACAGAAACCGGCACACCTTTATCCGGTAGTGGATCTGCTTCTATTTTATGCTATCAACACGTAGGGCCATCACAACAATTAGGTGGATTTGGATGGGGTGCTGGTTTATTTGGTGGTACTTCTTTAGGTGCTGCAACTACAACTTTGGCTTCTACTATTAATGACACTGTAACCGATATACCATTAACTAACTCAGCAGCTTTTCCTTCTGCTGGTGAAATAAGAATTGGTACAGAAGATATAAGTTTTACAAATAATAATACTACAACAAATACTTTAAGTGGTGGTGCAAGAGAAGTCAACGGCACTACTAAAGCAGGACATAGTAGTGGTGCTACAGTTACAGATATTTCTGGTTTTGCTGGTTGGGGAGATCCAGCTTCCTCTGACTTTACAATTGACCCTGGTCTATGGGTTCTTGATAACTATGGTACAAAATTAATTGCACTTATATACAATGGTAAATGCTTTGAATGGGACGCTTCTGCGCCAGGAGCTGTTAACACACGTGCAACTGTTTTAGCAAATGCACCTACAGCATCACGTCATGTATTGGTATCTACACCGGATAGACACTTAGTATTTTTTGGTACAGAAACAACTGTAGGCTCATCTACTACACAAGACGATATGTTTATACGTTTCTCAGACCAAGAAAATATTGATGGTACAGATGCTTACACAGTAAAAGCAGAAAACAATTCTGGTACACAAAGATTAGCTGATGGTTCTAAAATTATGGGCGCCATTAAAGGTAGAGATGCAATTTATGTATGGACCGACACTGCACTATTTTTAATGAAGTTTGTAGGCGGAGATTTTGTATTTGCTTTTGAACAAGTAGGTACTAACTGTGGATTGTTTGGTAAAAATGCGTGTATTGAAGTTGATGGTACAGCTTATTGGATGTCTGAAAATGGTTTCTTTACATACGATGGTCAATTAAAATCAATGCCGTGTCTTGTAGAAGACCATGTCTATGATGATATAAATGCTACATCTAGAGATCTTATTAATGCAGGTTTAAATAATTTGTTTGGTGAAGTGAATTGGTTTTATTGTACATCTGCTTCAAATCAAATTGATAGGGTAGTTACTTATAACTATCTTGACTCATCACCTAAACGTCCTATATGGACAACCGGTACTTTACCTAGAGCAGCGTGGCAAGATTCTGCGGTATTTGATAAGCCACATGCAACTTACTACAGACTAGCAGACAATGCGTCATCAGATGTTGTTGGTAATACAGACGGAAGTACGATATACTATCAACAGGAAACAGGGACCGATCAAATTAATGCTGGTGGTGTAACAACTGCTGTAATAGGAACGATTACATCAGGGGATTTTGACATCACACAGAGACGAAGTTCAACAGGACAAACAGTAGGAATGCCAGACCTTAGAGGAGACGGCGAATACATTATGAGAATTAGTAGATTTATACCAGATTTTATTTCACAGACAGGAAACACTGCAGTAAAATTTAAAACAAGACTATATCCAAACAGTGCTGAAACAACTACTTCGTTTACATGTGACTCTACAACAACTAAAAAAGATGTAAGAGTAAGAGCTAGACAGATTGCATTAGAAGTTGCTAACACAAGTACAAGTGAAGATTGGAAACTAGGAACATTTAGATTAGATATACATCCAGGAGGAAGAAGGTAATGGCTACTGACCAAGAGATACGAGACGCAGGTTTTAAATATATTCCACAACAAAAGTATTTACAAAACCCTTTTGAAATACCCACTGCACCAGCACCGGTAACGAATCAAGGTATTGTAAATACAAATGCTTTTGCTGGTGGTAATAATAATGATGGTTTTAGTGTTTATAATGCAGACCCCAATACAATAACAAACATGAATCCTAACAGGTATGCTTTGCAAGATGCAAGATACGATAATGAGTTATCTTATGTAGGTTCACCTATTACTGGTTACACAACAGATACTGCAGCAATGAAAAGTATGGAAATGAATCCAGGTTACTATGGCATAGATACTATAGGTGATAGATTTGAACTTGATGAAAAAGGTCAACTTGTTATGGACAGTGAGGGTAATTATATACAAAAAAATCAACCATCAAAAGCAGCAGAACTTTTATCAAAAGGAATAAATCTTATACCAGGAATGGGTCTTTTAAAAACAGGGACTGCATTTGTAGGAGATTTTGCAAATCAATTTTTACCTGTAAACAGAAGAGCAATAATGGAAAATCAATTAGGAGCTCAAGGTGTTATGGTAAATGATATTGGTCAAATTGTGGTAGCACCAGGCGGTAGTTATAATACACCAGAAGGAATTATGGCTGGATATAATGCTAATAAAATGACTGATGAAACTTTTACTAATAGACAAGACGTAATGAGAGAAACATTAAAAGATAAATATGGTTTAACTGATACACAAGTGGATGGTATAATTTCTGGCTCGTTATCAAAGGAAGAAATGGACGAAGTTAATGAAAAAGCGTATAATAAAATAACAGGTAGAACCAGTGATATAGTTACTAATCTAAGAAATATAGAAATAGCTAGAAATAATTTTGGTAATATTACCGATACAACAAATACAATTTTTGATATTAAAACAGATACTAAAAATCAAAAAAGTGGTGACAGCGATGGCACATATATTGGTGGAGGAGCGTCTCTTACAGATGCCGGTGGCACATATGATGGAGGAATGCATAGTGCTGAAGGTGGATTAGAAAATACTGGTAGCAGTGGTAGTAGTGGTATTGGTGGAGCTAATGAAGGAAATCCTGGTGCGAATCAAAGTGAGCAAGGATATGGTCCACATTTTGCATACGGAGGACTAGCAAGTATTTTATAATGGCAAAAATTGTACAATCATTAACTAGAGCTGAACCAGAATACAATCAAACTAATCTACAATCTTTGATTAGGGATCTGGATGCAGTAATTACAAAATTAAATACTTCTTTTCAACAAGAAGTAAAACAGGAGATAGAAGCTAAAAGTTTCTTCTTAGAATAATGGCAGTAGTAAACCAATATAAATTTGTCGGTAAAGATAATGACACCTCAGGAGGTGCACTAACTGTTTTTGCAACAGGTAAACCAGGAGTTAATGAAACTATAATTATTAAATCAATATTAGTTACATCTGCTGGCACACCAAGTGTAACTGTTACAAATAATAGTATTACAGCAATTAAATCTAAAGCTTTAACAGCTAATGAAACTACAGAACTTTTAACTCAACCTTTAATAGTAGAAGGTGGGTCAGCTTTTACCATACAATCAAGCACTACAGATTCATTTGATTTTGCAGTTAGCTTTTTAAACATATTAAAGGAGAAAATAGACTAATGAAAACAACAATAATTGATGGACAAGAAATACCTGTTTTAGATGCAACTAGTGTTGAGACTACATATAGACATTTAGAAACAGGAGAGGTTTTTAAGGAAAGAAAAGACTGGGAAGCTAAGGGTTTTAAGGAAGAAGAGATGGCACAAGACGTAAAAGTTATAATGCCAGCTCTTGATTTGTTCTCGAAAACCAAGTAAACATAGGAATTAAGGTAAAATTATGGCAATATCTAGAATGCAAGAACCCCAACAAATACAATCAGGAATAGGTTCCTTACAAGATCCTAGACAAGGTTATTTCTTAGGTAAACTTGTAAAGAAAGCTGGTCGTGCTGTAAAGAAAATTGTTAAAAGCCCACTAGGTAAAGCTGCTTTAATAGGTGGTGGACTTTATTTTGCTGGAGGTGGTGGACTTCCAGGTTTTATGGGAGGCAAAGGTTTAAGCGGTTTTGGTAGTAATAAATTTGGAGCTTTTTTAAAAGGTGGTTTAAAAAATATTAGAAGTGGTGAAGGTATAATGGGTAAATTTGGAAACCTGTTTAGAGAAGGCGGTAAAAAAGGTGCTGATTTTAGCCTGGGTAGAATGTTAATGGGTGGCTTAGGTGCTACAGCAATTGCAGCTCCATTCTTTATGGGTGGTGATGATGAGGAAGAAGAAGTTGTTGACGTTATGGACCCAAGATACCAAGTTCAAAGAGCAAGAAATTATTACAGCGGCGCAGGTGATGCAGGTGCTGGTTTAGATTTTATGCCACAGAAACAATATGTAATGGAAAATTTTTACGCAGCTGATGGTGGTAGAGCCGGTTATGCAAATGGCATGATGGTTGAAGAAGATGACGAAGAAGAATTTATAAGAACAGGTGCAGGTCAATCAAGAAGAATGCCTAAAACATTTTTAAATATGGGTGGTGGTGCAGGTCAAGCTCAAGCAGAACAAATGCTTATGATGGAATATGTAAAATATAAAAACAAAGGTGGTGATATGTCCTTTGAACAATTTGTAAAAGCAGTAATGCAAGCATCACAACAACCAGAAGGTGCGGGTATGGAACAACCACAACCGGTTATGATGGCAGCAGATGGTGGACCTGTACCGGGTTCAGAAGTAGCAGGCTACACAACACCTGCAGGTTACAACAAATTTGATTATAGATCAGGTGGAACACCGGTAAGAGTAGGTTACGCAGGTGGACAACTAGTAGGTCCGAGTAGTGATGGTTCAAGACCTGGTTATGCAGGTTTAAAAAATATTTTTGTAACTCCCGGTGGAGATGCAGAAAGAATGCCTCCTGGTAAATTTGATTTTATGCATGAAACAGGACCTATATCAGATAAAGCAAAAGAAATTTTATCAAACATGTCTGAAGAAGATATAAAAGAATTAGAAGAACGAGGAACTCTTTTTGATTTTATAGAAAATATAATAAAGACTCCTTTTATAATTAGAGGTGGAGACGTAGAATATAAAGCACACGGTGGGAGAATAGGTAAACAAGAAGGTGGAATTATGGAAACTGAAGTTGCAGAAGAAGTAATGCCTTTACTTGATATGGGTGGTAAAGAAAAAGATTATAGAAATACAGGTGGTTTTGTAGAGCTTGGTAGAAAAGAAAGAGCTGACGATGTGCCTGCTAGATTATCTAAAAATGAATTTGTATTTACAGCAGATGCTGTTAGAAACGCTGGAGGCGGAGATATTGACAAAGGCGCAGAAGTTATGGAGAATTTAATGAACAACTTAGAACAGGGCGGTGAGATTTCTGAAGAGTCACAAGGTTTAGAAGGAGCACAAGCAATGTATGAACAACAACAAATGTTACAGTCGAGGATGATATAATGGCAATAGCAGATTTTTTAGAACCGGCAGTAAAAGATTACGCTGAACAGGCGAAAGCCACTTACTCCGCACCAATTGATACAACTAAATTTACAGGCAGACAATTTGTTGCTGGTGAAGATCCATTACAAACACAAGCAATTAATCTTGCACAACAAGGTGTTGGTTCTTATACACCATTTTTACAAGCAGCTGGTGCAGCACAAGGATTAGGAGCAGGACAATTAGGTCAAGCAGCACAAACTATTGGTGGACTTGGTGCATATCAAACTGCAGCAGGAAACATTGCAACAGGTGCAGCTGGTATGACAGGACCACAAGCTTATCAACCTTTTATGTCTCCGTATCAATCACAAGTTATTGATGCTACATTAGCTGAATACGACAAACAAGGCCTAGCTGGAGAACAAGCTATTAAAGATCAAGCTGTAGCTTTAGGTGGTTTTGGTGGTGGTAGAGAAGGTGCAATGTTAGGTCAATATCAATCAGATAGACTTGCAGATAGAGCAGCACTACAAGCTTCAATGTTACAACAAGGACTTACTCAAGCACAACAACAAGCACAACAAAATTTTCAAAACCAACAAAATTTATTTGGTATGCAACAAGGATTGTTCGGGCAACAAGGACAAATGAGTGCAGCACAACAAGGTTTAGCTGGTGCATATGGTAATCAAATGAATCAAATATTTGGTCTATCTAACTTTGGTAGAACTGGTATGGGTCAAGACGTTTCTGCATTAGGGTCTCTTGGTGCATTAAGACAAGGTATGACTCAAGCACAATTAACAGCTGATCAACAAGCAGCACAGACTGGGGCATACGAACCATACGGAAGACTTTCACAATACGGTAATACATTAACTGGTTTAGCTGGTGGTGTAGCAGGATCACAATATGCAGAGCCTCAAGCTACAAGTCCATTCCAAACAGCACTTAGCACAGCGTTAGGTATTGGTGGATTGTACGGAAAAATATTTAAGTAGGAAAAACTATGAGACCATTAAATAGACCAATGTTTAGATACGGAGGCCCTATTAAAGAGGGTATCATGGATGGTATTCGAGAACCTAAAAGAGATGGTAACATAGTTGGAGGACGTCAGTCACCTAAACTAGCTGGTGCCCATCCTTTAAAAGATGCAAGCGGTAGAGAACATCATTTACTACCTGCTGGTATGGCAGTAGGTGCAGGTTTAAACGCTTTAAGAATAGCTGCTATGAGAATGGCTCCAAGAGCAATTACAGGAATTAAAAATTTATTTAGAACACAAACAGGTTCAATAGGACCAGGAACTGTAAGAATACCAGGACCTGTTGGCACACCAGGAAGATTTACAAGAGCCGGTTCTAAAGTAATAGATAAAGTAGGGCCATCTGCACCTATATACTCACCTAACTTGTTAGGTAGAGATCCGACTGTTAGACTAATTGGAGGTATTTACAAATCAGTTACAGATCCAAGAGTAACTGGTATAGCTGGTAAAGCAGCTAGATTAGTGTTCTCTCCTACAGGAGTAGTAACTGGTCTTCTTTATGCAAACGGTAAATATTTTAACAAAGATACTGGAGAAGAAGTTCCACCACCACCAAATGCAGGTGACTTGAAAATTGGTGAAAGAGTCACTGGCACATCTGCAGCACCAGGGGGCGGGGACCCGGGAATGTATTTAGAACCTCAAGCTAAAGGTGGTGAAGGTTCAACATTATCTCAAGAAGAATTACGTAAGAAAAGAATTGAGAGATACAGAGATATTATGGACATTAAAGGTATGAATAAAGATGCTGCCTATGATTCTTTAATTGCAGCTAGTAAATTAATTGGTGAGTCTGGAGATTTTAAAGGTGATGTTAAATCTGGTAAATTAATTAATCAAGTTATTCAAGCAACAAGTAAAGCATTTGACAAACCTAAAGCAACTAAAGATGCAATTGATTCACTTATACTTAAAGGTGAGATTGAAAAAGACATTAAAGCTTCTGATCCACAAGCTCAGAAAAAAGCTGAGTTAATAGACAAACAAATAAAAATTGCTGATAAAACATTAGCAGGTGATAGCTTTACTGATATTATTACTGAGAGATATAAAAAAGGTAAAATACCAAGAGGTCAAGATTTAGCTGGTCTACTTCGTGCAACAGAAAAAGTTGACGTAACAGTAATTGACTCAACCGACATACCACAAGGCGTAGACGCACAAACATTCTTTGAGTCACAAGTTAACGAAGCTAAAACAGCAGGAACACCAGTAGTTCCAGGTTATTATGTTATAAGTGATAGAGTGCTTATTGTAGATGAACAAGGTAACGTAACTCCATTTTTATAGGAGGGTAGATGGCTACCATTTTTGATACTAGCGCATACGGACCAAAAAATAAAGTAGGTACATTTGAATCTATGCTATCAGGTGTAGCTTCAGGTTTAATTGCTATACCAAAAGGATTTTTTTCTTTGGGTGCAAGTCTTATGGATCTTGGTGTTAACAGCGGTAAAGCTGCTGCAGTTGAAGCTTGGTTTGATGACCTTACAGAATTTGATGAGAAAGCAGAAGCAACAGCTGCTGGTAAAATTACAGAAGCATTAGTAAACATAGGTGTCCCTGGTGGTGTGGCTTTCAAAGCTGCTAGTGGTATGTCTAAAGCTGCTATGCTTGCAGGTAAAAATAATAAATACGTTAGACTAGGAAATAAAAATTTACAGAGTGCAGCAGACGAAGCGTTAGAACTTACAGCTGCAGGTAAAGGCAGACAATTTGTTGCCGGTGCATTAGGTGGTGGTGTAGCAGAGGGTGTGTTTGTTGGTGATGCAGAAGCTATTGGTACGTTTGGTGATCTTATTGGTGGTCCAACTAAAATAGATAGAAGTGACACGGACCCAGATGCAACAAGAGAAATATTAAACAGAATTAAATTTGGTACAGAGGGTGCATTATTTACCGGTATTCTAGGTGGTACAGGTGCAGTTATTAAAAAAATAACAAACAGGAACAAAGGATTAGACACAGCTAACTCACAACTAGATAGATGGATTGATAAAGTTGCATCTAAATTTAGAGCACGTAGTGGTAAGACTCAAGAATTTTTTGATATAGAAAGACAATCTATTGGAGCACAAGCGGCCGATGCAAACGTGGCAAGAAATTTATCAAGAGAACTAGACGTAGATATAGATAAACTATTTCCACCAATGCGTACTGTATTTAACAAACAGTCTGCAAAAGAAAGAACAAAATTTTTAGGTGATGTAAACGACGCGTTGTTATCAGGAGAGGCAAGACTTGGTGATGATGGTGTTGCAACTTTTGGAGAAATAGATGCAGCAGCTAAACAAAGAGTTATTGAAGGTATTAGAAAATTTGCACCAACAAAACAAGCTGCAGAAGAATTAGAAAAATCTATTCTTGGTGGTTTGTCTGTTATGAGAAGTAAATGGTCTGACTTGTTTTCTAAACTTGGTGGATCATTAGATGCAACAGATATTCAATCTTTCAAATCATTATTTGGTAATAAATTTAAAAACTATCTTGGTTCTACATACGATATATTTCAAGACAAAAGTATTTTACCATGGATGAGATACAAACCTTCAGCAGAAGCAGTAAATAATGCTAAAGATTTATTTAAAGCAAGTGCAAGAGAAGCGGGTAAAGATATTACAGATCTAGAAGCAGAGCAAATTGTAAACAATGTGTTAAAAACTTCTGGATTACCTAAAGGTATTAGAATGGATAAACCTTCTGATGCATTATTTAACATACCAGACTTTTTTGTAAACAGAACAGCGTTAGATGACGCTGTTAAAAGAGGTGGTATTGCTAGAATATCTATTAGAGATTTAGAGTCTGCAGCAGATAGAAAAGTATTTGATGATTTATTTGGTAAACAAAAAAATCCTATGCAAACAATGATAGGTGGTATGGCTAAACTATCTTTAATTACAAGACGTAATTTATTTTACGATGACCTTATAAAAAAGAATGATGAAGTTGTTGCTAATTGGACAGCGGCTGCTGATAAACAATCAGTACCACAGCCCATGTTTGCTAGATCAGAACAAGAAGCTAGAGCTTTCTTTGGTGATGACTTTACTAGAATAGAAGTTATTGATCCTGCTCAAACTTTAAACGTAAACATTGCATCAGGTGCAAGTAATCCTTTTGGTGATATTGCAAAACCTTTCTTTGCAAGACCAGGTGTTGCTGAAGCTATGAAGAACACATCTTTAAATACACAAAGCTCAGGTATATTAGGTAGACTATATGAAAGTCTAGTGTTGTATCCTAAAGCTACATCACAGATTGCTAAAACAATTTTATCACCGGTAACACATTTAAGAAACTTTGTTAGTGCTGGAGCTTTTGCTGCAGCAAATGGTATTGTACCTGCAGCTGACACAGCAGCAATCAAACAAGCTTATCAAGCATTACAAACACCACTTAAAGGGACAAGACAACAAAATGATTTGTATCAAGAACTGTTAGAATTAGGTGTTGTAAACTCTAACGTAAGACTTGGAGATCTATCAAGACTATTACAAGATGTAAACTTTGGTGAGACTATGACATCTGACAAAGGTATGAGATTGTTATTAAAGCCGTTATCAAAATTAAAATCTGTATCACAAGATTTATATACAGCAGAAGATGACTTTTGGAAGATATATTCTTGGGCTGTAGAAAAATCTAGACTAGAAAAAGCATACGAAAAGATTGGTGTAACAAGAGGACAATTTTTTAAACGTAATGGTGTTGACGTAAGACTTGATGAAAAATTTTTAAAAGAAGAAGCAGCCGACATTGTAAGAAATAATATACCTAACTATGATTATGTATCTGACTTTGTAAAAGGTTTAAGAAAATTACCAATCGGTAACTTCGTATCTTTCCCAGCAGAGATAGCTAGAACAGGTACAAATATTGTAAGACGAGCATTGAGAGAGATAAACGAAACTATAACTTTACCTGATGGTAGAGTAGTTAAACCTATGGAAGGCATTGGTTATACTAGATTATTAGGTTTTACGACTACAGTTGCAGCTGTACCGGTTGCTACAACAGCAGCATTCCAGGCCCTATACGACGTCACAGACGAGGAAAGAGAAGCTATCCGTAGGTTTGCAGCCCAATGGTCAAAAAACTCTACATTGCTACCTATTAAACAAGAAGACGGTACTTTTAAATACATAGATTTTAGTCACGCTAATGCATACGACACATTAATCAGACCACTACAATCAATTGTTAACGCTGTTCAAGATGGTAGAACAGACCAAGATGGAATGATGGATGACTTTGCAAAAGGTATGTTCACAGCTATGAGTGAGTTTGGTCAGCCATTTATATCAGAATCTATTTGGACAGAAGCTGCGTTAGATATCATAGCTAGAGGTGGTAGAACAAGAGAAGGTTTCCAAGTTTATAATCCAGAAGATACCGCAGGAGATCGTAACAGTAAAA